ATGTGGCAGGCGATTGGTGGGTTTGGTTTCCTTGCTGCCATCGTGAGTCCTCTGATTGCGGTGATGACCGCGTGAGGTCTAACCCTAACTGGAGGATCCGCAGGAGGTATGTGGCAGCCTCATGGGGGATTGGTGCTGTCATGATTGCCCTGGGTGCGCTTGCTGTATGGGGCGATAGGATGGGAGCTGTAGACCTGATCACTGGTGGGGTTGCACTCATAACCCTAGTTTTGGGGTCTTATATTGGAGGAGCAGTTGCTGATGATGCACTGCAGAAAAGGAGGAACCCTGATGGAGAAGTGGAATAAGTATTGGGCTTACGCTGGTGAGCGTGCAGTCAAGACTGTGGCGCAGAGTGCGCTTGCTGTGATTACAGCCTCTGGTGTTATTGGCATCCTGCAGCTTGATGTTGTGCAGATTTTGTCTGTGTCTGGTTTGGCAGGGCTCATGTCTTTGCTGACCTCTGTGCTTCAGTATGACAAAGGTGCAGAGTAATGGCTGACATTGATTTGTTTGAGAACATTGACAGGGTTGAAGGATTTGAGGTCCCTGTAGATCCTATGGATTTGCTCCAGTGTGACTCCTGCCAGTGATACACTTTGAGTAGGCCATGTGCCTCTCTTGAATGAACCCCTCAGCTTTCCACCGGCTGAGGGGTTCTTCTATTTTGTGACCTGTGCTCGAAGCCAAGCGCTGAGGCTGATGCCTGCTTTCTCTGCTTCTCTTTTCATCGCAGAGTATTCTTCTAGCGATAGGGAGAAACTGGCTTGCACTGATTTGTCACCGGCTATGGTGCGTGGTCTCCCTGGTTTCATTCGCTGAGCCATGCGTAGATGGTTCGCCTTGTGACACCTGTTTTCTTGGAGAGTACCTTGATGGTCACTCCCTCGCGGTATTGGTCCCTGACTCGGCTTCTGAGCTCCGCTGTGACCTTTTCTACGCGAGCGAGCTGCCATGCTCTGAGGTCAGCGAGTTGCTCTATGGTCTGATCAGCTAAATCGTAGTTCCCTGGAATCATCATGCACACCACTATACACGCCGAGGGATAAATGTGTTGCACTTTTTGTAGGTAGGGGTATACACTCTGAGTAACCCAGAGAAAGGTGGAAACAAAATGGCAATTTATCAGGTCAAATTAGACAACACAGAGACAGAAAAAGTGACTTACTCTAGCTGGTGTGAGTGCTGCAATCACTACACCGCCAAGGATGAGCTGATAGACAACTGGTGCTATTACTGCACTGAGCGACACTAGAACAGATGTTCGATTAGAAAGGTGGAAACAAAATGGGTGCTATGAAGCAAATAGATGTGCAGTTCCAGGAGGCCATGCACCTTGCAATGACCTCACATAACAAAGAGCTCGCTGACACTGTGGCGTGGTATCGAGCACACTCTGACAAACTCCCTGCAGAGCTGATGAGGGCTATCCTCACTGATGATGAGTTCTTTCAGAAGGCTGTGACTGTGTGGGATAACGAGCGTTTCGCTCCTAAGCCTGCGAGTGAGCATGTGGCTTTGCAGGTTCCTGTGGTGTCGCGTAGGGATCTGCGTGAACCTAAACGATTCACTTACCGTTGTGCTCTGGTCATTGGTTTGGCAGGTGCAGCACTTCTGACAGGTGTGACACTTTTGGTGGTGGCATTATGAGGACAGGGTTAGCGTTCATAACTGTAGGTGTCCTGTGTGCGCTCATTGGGCGTAACACTGACTCCTATGTGATGGCAGGCATGGCGGTCATGTCTGGTTTAGCAATGTTGAAGGTGAGGGGACTTTCATGATGGATGTGCAGGTTGAGGGGCGCGAGGTCATAGTGCGCTTACGAGATGATGTGTTTCAGATGGAGGAGCCTGGGACTATTTGTTTCACGCTCACGCAGGCAGCCACATTGCGTAGAGCTCTGAATGTTTTGGACAGTCATCACTCTTTGGATGCTGAGCCTGAGGATGGTTAGCGTTCTGCTGGGAGTGTCCCAGCCCACACACCGTAACGCTCATCCTGCTCTGTGGCGTAAGTGAAGCAGGCATCTTTGATGGGGCAGGAGTCACAGAGTTTGCGTGCAAGCCTGATGGCGTATTCCCTGGTGTGTTTGTCAGGGAAGTCCTCTGGGAAGAAAACCTCAGGGCAATCCATGCAGGGTGTCCTGCCGATCCGGTCCACTTCAGACATTAGGTGAGAGTAAGAGTGTCTGTGGTGGGTCATATAGTCAAGACTACTAGGAAGGTGGATAAATATGGAACAGCGTAGTGAGGCTGAGAAGCTCGCTGACCTCATGATTGAGGAGTGGATCTCTGCTTACTCTGACAATGGTGCTATCTGGCAGACCGCGTGGGAGCAACTGAGGGCAGCTAAGTTGCGTGAAGCTCAGGCTGTCATTGATGAGGCCCTGAAGATTGCGAGAGCTCGCTGGAACAGGATGCACGATGCTGGGTCCTAACCAGTTCATTGCTTCTAAGCAACTGTTTGAGGCTGACTGGTTGCGTGCTCGCAGAGAGGGTGTGACTGCCACACAGGTTGCTAAGGCTTCTACCCCTGCAGGGTTTGAACAGTCTGTCAGGGATTGGCATGAGGAGTTTGTGGAGCAGGATAACCCTTACATGGCTTTTGGTAGGGACATGGAACCTGTGCTGGCAAAGTTTGTGCATGAGAAGCATGGCATCCTGCCTAACGATTGGCTCTTGGCTAACTCTGAAACGCCTTGGCATTTGGCTACCCCTGATGGGTTGTCTCTTGATCACAGTGCGATTGCTG